CCTGCATCCTGCGGGATGCGGGACGTTTGCTACGCCGCTTCAGGTCCGCTTGCGCTCCACTGGGCAGCTGTGTCTAACGGTTCCCGCTCCAAACACTGGCGAGAGCATTTGGACGATCTGGCAAATCTGCCTTATGGTTCACCGCTTAGGTTGAATCAGGCGGGAGACCTTGTGGCCAGTGTGTCCGGTCGGCTGTCTCGTGCTTTTATTGACGGGCTCTTGTCTGTCGTTAAAAGCCGCAGGCTGCAAGCTTGG